TTCAAATAATGTATGCCTTAAAACTGAAACGGCACTAGACTCTTCTAGCTGATCGTGTATTAGTTTTTCCATACTAGCTGCAGACATTTCTGCAGGATTAATTTGAGGCTCGTTAGCACCATCTGTAGCAGGACCTTTTGTAAATTCAGCAGTTTCATATTCTTCTTTTAAACCACCTAGTATATCATTTACAACTTTACCTGGATCTAAGTCTTTACCATCACCAGGAAAACCATAAGGGCTTGAGTCTTGATTATTATCTTGCTTATGTTTTGAAACATGTGCATATTCAGATATACCTTCAGGCACAGATGTAGGCTGTATTCCTATTGGAAATTTTCCGCTAGAAAATAGTACTTCAATTAATTGACCATAGGCAGCTAATACTTTTGTTTTTGTTATCTTAACAAATATCTTTGACTTTTCAGTTTCTGTAAAAGCCATTTCATTACCATAGATACCTCTATAATTACGATAAGATCTTAACCATCTCTGCTCATCAAATTGACGGGCATTCTCTGAGTCAATAAATTTACTTCTAATATAACCTGCTAAATTAGATACATCAAAAGACTCTTTATTATCTAAAGAATCTTCATCATCTAATGATAGTATATCTGCAGGTTTTATAATTGCCATTTATTCGTTAAATGAGCCTTGTGTATATTTTTTTGATACGAAGCCTTCTAATCCTTCTTTGCCAGCCTTAGCTTCTGCAGCTCCTGATAGTTCGCCATGAGCATACTTTTTTAATAGTTGTGCACTTGGCTTTTCCTTTTTAGGTGCAGCGTCTGCAACATTAGAAACTTCTCCGTGTGTGTATTTTTTTAAAATATCCATATTACCTCCTAGTAATCTTTTTCATCAGCCATTGTAAAAAATGACTCTTGTACTTGCTTTTCGTTTTTGTTTGGGAAATCTTCTGTAGAAACATTTGGATCTGCTTCTGCATTTAAGTCAATAGTTTTCATTCTATCCGCTTTCTTTGGATAGTCTTGTGGAAGATCTCCTTGTTTGTATTTTGTTAATACTGGTTGTGGCATCTTATCCCTCCTTTATTTTATCTTTTAAATAATCTAATAACTTTGGATTATCTACAAAGATAGTTATCAAACCATTAGATAAAGATGTAGCTATAGTTTCTTCTACTTTATCTTCTAGTTCTATATTCCATTGATACACAATCGCATGTATCAATTCATGTAAAATAGTGTTAGCGTGAGATACACCTTTTTCATCTTTAGCGTAACCTATAACACCTTCTTTAGAAAAAAATTGACCTGATGCTTCGTTAGCACTAGCAACAGTTTGTTTCCATTCTTCTAAACTATAATTCTTATATCCTACTTTTATATTTTTCATGTGTATATTTTAAATATAGAATCTAAATACTTATTCCATTCTTCAGAAGTCCAACAAGATATAGCATAACTTTTTAATTTATTTTTTTGATTAAATTGCAACTGTACAGTATCATTTAAATACTTTTTTTTAGAATTAATAAAAGTCTCACAAGTTTCTAAATTATTAAATTTTATACTTCTATAATTATAGAACTCTAAATCTAAATTATCAACAAATGATAAAGCTAGTATAACAATATATTCCATTAATATCCAAAAATTCTATCTGCAGGTTTAAAGTTTTTTTCTTCTTTATAAAATCTATTTGCTTCATAACTATTTGGATGTAGTGACCGACTCATAACGCCATATCGTAACGCATCGTAAGCATGATCTTTAGCATGTGTGTCTACATCTTCAGGATTATTTCTATCAATAGGTAGCATTGGTAATGTCCTAATTAAATTAATACAATTAGAAAATACTTTTAAACCTGGCTGTCCTGTTCCTTGATCTAAAGATAATTTTCTATGCAATTCTAATTTTCCTGCCACTCTACTTTTAGGAGATCTATCTGAGGGTCTCCATTTACACCCTTCTCTAATCATGGTCTCTGCAATACTAGGACCAACATCTCCTCTCTTTGACCAAGTTGAGGAATCTAGTATTCCATATTTAATATACTCCCCTTGCTCTATCTCTAAAACTTTTCTAGCAAATATATCTGCTGTAATTTTTTTTGTGTACAATTCTCGATATACCCAAAAATTATTATCAAAGTCTACTGCAATCCACAAACAACATGCTGGGCTAGAATACCCCCAGTCGCATGTTCTAAACCTTAACCAGTTATTAGGTATCTCAAAAGGTTGCACTACATGGGTAGCTATATTAAATTCAGGAAATGAAGAGTTTTCAAATGCACTCCAATCTCCTTCTAAAAACTGTTTTTTCTGAACCTCAGGTAAAGATGATAACATAATTAGATAATCATCTGTCTGCATTAGATAGGGATTATCTTGTAGCTTTGCAGGTATAAATCTTCTAGTAATAGTTTTATTACCTACTATTGTATCTATGTTTACATCAAACGCAGTGTTAGGTTGTGCAGGGTCTACAAACATTTCTTTTACCCACTGTGATCCTACGTTTCCTGGATTGCCTGTTGCTCTCATGTATACAGGTATTTCAGGATCTACACTTCTTAGAGATGATCTTAAAAAGTTATATATCTCTGGTGTCGGATACTGAGGAAGTTCATCTATTCCAATCCAAGTATACGATTGACCTTGGTAACGAAGTACGTCAGTTAAGTTCTCTGCGTATCCAAACTCTATTCTAGCACCTGAAGGAAATCTCCATTCTTTCTCTTGTTCTCTCCATCTAGCACCGGGATATGCCTTTGAATATAATCTCTGAGAATGATTAATCATGTCTCTTAACTCAGGCATAGACCTTCTTAGTAGAAGTGCTCTATGTGCTTCTTTATGACAGTATCGCAATGGATCAATAAGCATGGCATAAGATTTACCACCACCTCTTGCCCCACCATAGAATACTTCTCTTTCTGGAGCTGCTAGAAACTGTGTTTGAGGTCCTTCATTAGGCCTAAACAATACATTATCTTCAACATAATCTTTAACTGTAGGAGGTAAAGATTTAACCTCATCTTCAACCATAACACTTGAAGACGAGCCTTGTAAAGCTTCATTCGCTTTAACAATTTTTTGTTTTCTTTTTTTTGCATTCTGTATAGTATCGTGGGCTTTTCTTATTTTAAGATCCTGTGCCTTTAACGATCTTTTAGCTGATTGTTTAGCTTTTACTTCTTTGCTAAAATATTTTTTTTCTTGTACTACTCCCTTTTTTCTTCCAAGGTTGGATTTTGGTTTTGGGGGTTCAATGTCTGACATCTTTTATTTAGTATCTTTCTTAGCCCTGTATGCGATATACTTCTCCCTGTTTTTCGTTCTAACCATTTTGCTACTTCTCTATATGAACAATTATCTAAATATTCTTTCGCTTCATCTAATGCATGCAGCTCTTCTAGAACAGGTTCTATGTAGTCTGTATTTTCTGATAACCTATACCCATAAGGGATTGTTCTAGCTTTGCGTTTTATTAGAGTCATCTTTTGGTGGTAGTATAAATATACCATGTGCAACTTGTGCATTAATATCTATTTTATCTTTTTTGACAATACCTATACGATCTAATATTTGTTTAGCTGCCTCCATTCTAATATTAACACCTGGGGTTTTTCCATCTTCATCCAAAGCGTCAATTATTCCTTGTACCGCTTTACCTGAATGAAGTGCTAAAGAATACTCTGCTCTACTTAGTATTTCTTCTTTTAAAGACTTTACAACTTGTAAATGATGATTAGGTGAATACCCAACTATCTCTCCTGCTTTTTTAGGATCTCCTTTTGCTTCTGTAAACAGCACATCTAAAAACTCTTGTTGTTTATCAGTTAGCTTCTTTGGTTCTTTTTTTACTAGTTCCATATCTTTTTTTAAACTCTTTTTTAACTGTTGTATACTTTGTGTCAGCTTCTAGCACTGCTCTTTCTTTTTTAGCATCTTGTGCCTTTGTATACATATCTTCTCTTAATTTATCTTCCTTACCTTTACTGTCTGATATTTTTAATATCTTAGGTGCAGCAACTTTTAATTTTATATAAGGTGCTCTGCAAGGTTCAAATCGTCTAGCAATAGGTAAGACTTTTTCAAACTCTTCGCCAGTTTTTCCATTTTCATAAACATAGAGAGGCATTATTTACAAATACACTCCCCATTACAATAATCACACATAATATTTTCTCCTTAACACTTCCATCTTTTTCTTGCTTGACGTAATCTTGAATTGGGGTCTTTTGCAGCTTTAGGGAATTTTTTCATTTGCCCTGCTGATCGTGCACAAAAAGATTTACGTCTCTTAGCAGATTTACTACCAGGTTTTACTTTGCCTGTTACTGCAGTTTTTAACTTAGACCCAGGGTTATCACGCTTATAGCGTTCAACCCCTGCTTTCGTCATTCCTGCCCCGGAACTAGTTTTTCTAAAATACTTTCTAGTTTTAGGGGGTTGTTTATCTTTTTTTCTTTCCGCCACTCTTAGCTTTTTTCTTGTCCATCTTCATCATCATTGGATTTTTCTTTCCGTTAACTTTTTTAGCTGTCTTCTTCATGCCTCTCATGATAATATACTCCTTATTAAATTTTTTCTTGTTTGTACTGTATGTTTATAGTATTCTTTATCCCAGTTCTTATAGTAACCTTTTTTCTTTAAGTTCTGAGATGCCTTTTCCAACTCTGCTAATCTTTGAATTAGTATCATTGAAAACTCGTTGTCAGTTTCGAAGTCATCGTCATACAAGAAATCAACCTCACCGCTTTGGTCATGGTGACTAGCCATTAGATAAATATCTTTAGGCATGTATGCATAATTAAATGCTTCTACGCTACTATCTAACTGCTCTGCTGATATGGACAAATCTGTACAACCAATCACAGCGATCTGATACTTGGTCTTTTTTATTTTATTGCACCACTGTACAGTTAGATTAAGTAAGTCCTCCTTACTCGAAACTTCTTCTACTTTAAAAGTATTTTTAATCCTACATCCTCTTGCATACGGACAAACAGGCATGTCGTTTACATCACTAATCTTTTCTACAAATTTTTTAGACCAGTTGATTATATCTTCTGATACTGTTGCCAATTATGAAAACTTTCTATATGATCTTGTTTTCTTTGCTAATCTCTTTGGTTGTTTACTAAACTGTTTACCTTTTGCTTTATCTTTTCTTTTTTTTGCAGTTGACCTGGCATACTCTGAAGATGACATAGCTTTGATTGCTTTTTCAGGTAAATATCTTTCACCTGTTTCACTAGACTTCTTTCCAGACTTGGTTCTCCATTTTTGCTTTCCCCAAGCTTTAAGACTTCTTTGACTTTTTGCTAGTGCCATGTTTTTTCTTTAGTGCAAGTTTTGCTTTCTTCGCTAGTCTTGCCTGTTCAGGTTTGCCTCCAAATTTACTTCTTTGTTCTATTACAGTTAGAATCTGTATTTTCCTAGCATAAGGTTTATTAATCTTTTTAACTTTGCGAATGGTCTTCTTTGCGTCAGCGACAGTTGCATATTTAATACTGACAGTGTCCTTCGGATTCTCATCAGTATATAATCTCCTACCACTACCTTTTGGCTTTTTTCCTGTTCCCTTTTTTGGATCCGCCATTCTTTTTAATAACTCCTCTAGCCATTAATACATCTTTCATAGTAACTTTACCATCACCTGACACATCAGGAAACTTCTTCTTCTTAACTTTCTTTTTAATCATTTGTATCCTCCGCCTGCTTTTTTATAAGCCTTTGCCAATGCTTGAGCCTTTCTGGCACTCCATTGTCCTGCACCAGTTCCATGAGAAGACTGTGCTTTAATTCTATTAAATATTTTTTTACGCATTCCAGGTTTTGTATAATTACCAGCTTTGTTTACAGTTGATTTACTTTTTGCCTTTGCCATAATACCTCTTGGAATTCTTTGCTAAAGTCTTAAGAGTTCTTGCCTGACCAGCATGAGATCTAGATGCTTTGGTCAAAGCTTTAGCTACTTTTTTTATTTTTCTTCTTGTTCTTTCTTCCACTATTTTTTTCTAACTGTTTGCTTTGCTCTTGCAAATGCTTTTGATGTAGGAGCACCCTTTGCGCCTCTCTTTCTCATCTTCTCTCCACGCTTTCGTTTTGCATGAATATTAGCATACAGACCTTTGCCTGGCATTAACCTACCATTTCTAGCTTAAGTTTACCCTCAGGGCTAAGATTTTCAAAAATTTGTTTTATTTCTTGCTCTATTTCGTTTTTATTATCATCATTCATAATACCTCTTAAGTCAAGTATTCTTCTGATATCTTGATTGTCATTACCTGATGCTACTTTTCTTGTTGCACCATTATTTCCCATCATTTTTTCTTTATTGCCTGCGGTTAACATTATGATCTCCTAAATTTTTTTCCTGCAGTTCTAGTTCTAGGATAAGAACGGTTATTTCTAGCACTGACTACAGATAAATTACTTTTTTTATTATTAAGGGCATTGCCGTCTTTGTGGTGTACATCTTTTCCATCACCTTTTTTAGCTTTGCCTGCCTTTACTGCCATGCGTCTTGCTTTGTTACGCATGTTTCTCTTTTTTCTACGCACAGGGGATTCTGTCTTAGACTCCTGTTTGTAATTTCTTACATAATTAGCTGAACTAGGCATATCTAGCTGTAGATTTTACACGCTTTTTATCAGCACGCATCTTTAAAGATGTAGATGCAGCTCTAGCGGTAGCCCCTTTGCCAATATTTTTCTTTTTTCCAGCTAATTTTTTATTATTTTTTCTTTTAAAAAGCATTTATGTTATATTCCTAGTCAGTTTTGTTATAAATTCGTAATCTTCTCTATTTGTTTCTCTAAATTTATGAGATTTCTTAACTATTCTGCTAATTTCTTTCTTTACTTTTGTCTTTGCCTCAGAATCTTGTACACCATAATACATAATACTCATCTGGACTATCTTTTCTTTTAGGTTATTCAACTTGCTATTTGTGTTTGTACCATATTTTGTTTTAATTTAAAATTCTCTGCTCTTAAAACTATCCTATCTTCAATAGCTTTCTCTAATTTGTTCATTACAAAGTTGGTCTGTTCTCTTAATGTCTTAATTTCTGACTTTAATACTTCTATTTCTTTTGTTGCTTGTTTTAGTTCGTTATATTCACTCATTTTTTTTCTATCCTCCACGAATTTTAAAGACACCAAAGGATACCAATAATCCATTGGGGTTGTTCATATAGCTGGAACTCGTTTTATAGTGGTGCGTTCCCCTCCCACAATGGATTTAATATACTATTAAGCGTATAGCCTAATGTTTAATGTTTTCACTGGCGTGTGTGCTATGTTGTCTTAATAGTATATGCGGTCATTATAGGGTCGTATGCAGATTTGTCAAGTAAAAAATAAATTATTTTTATATTGACAAAATGGCATACAGGTGTATAATGTAATTACCCCCTTAGGGGAGCCTTATATATACCTATATGTAACCGACAACACTATAAAGGGCAGCTGTGGTTTACACCCTATCTCAATATTTTAGCACTACCGTGTAATCATATATAGGGTAGCCCCCTAGGCACCCTGCACGGCAGTGCACCTATTGGTAACCCTATGTCTTTAAAGACTCTAAAGAGTACTTTTACTACGGTATGCAAAAAAAATTAAGTAATAAAATATTACAAAAAGTTATCCACAAAATAATCAAAAAAATAACTTGACAATCTCTAAATAGTTGATCTAGATTTAGTAATAAAATATTACTGTTCCAGCTCTAGGTGGTTTCCCCTGAAAATAATTTAGAGCATACAAAAATTTGTACCTTTGAAGCTAAAAAAATTATTATGAAATATATTAAATAGATATTTGGAAACTACTTTTAATAGACATAAAAAAACCCCCCTGAAATTAATCTAGGGGGGTTTTATAAATACTTATTATTTTTTGTTTACTGATTTTTTGTTTACTACTTTTGCATTTGGATTATTAAAAGTATCTTTATTTAATCCGTCATTTTCAGCATAAGCATTATCTAACTTATTAAAGAAGTTTAGCATTGTTGTTGTTAGTATTCGCATATCAGTAGGCAATTCAGAAATAACCATTGTTGTTTCTGTTTCGTCATCAGCATAAACAACTTTTTTTATCTGACTGATAAACTTATTACCTTGAACAAATAAAAAACTTGCCTTGTCTTTATCAGTAGTATCAGGATCAATACTTAAAATCTCACTAGAGATCTTTTGTAAATCCTTAACACCTACCGCAACAATTCCGCCGTTGTCATCAGGATCAACAAACTTTTTCGCTTCTTCATCAAGTTTATCAACATCAATATAGGTTTTACCAAGATCAGTAATAGTCTTACCTTTTCTCTTGCCTTGTAAACCGCCTTTGATAATTCCTAAGGAACTAGTCATTGATTTTCTAAATGCTTTTCTTTTAGTGTCTGAAATCTTTTTTAAATCCCCATCAATAAACTGAGTTAAAAATTTATCACTCATTTTATTAATTCTTGATTGTTTCATTACACCATTTTCAGAATATTTAGAAATCATCTCCTGAGTTATAATTCCTGACTCAATTATTGCGTCCTGAATTTTAGCGGTTCCTTTTAGAACTTCATTAGTTCCATTCTCAATCTGATCCAATCCTGATCTGATTGTTGTGAGATAATGCTCCTCAGGTTTCTGATATATTAATTTACTGAGATCATTATTATCTTTTGCTTTGGTTGTCATTTTTTACCTACCTTTTTAAATAGCAAGAAGTAGAGCACAATTTTTATTCCCTCATCAGTTCAAAAAATTTTGATACTTCGGTTAATTAAGATGATCCTATTACATATCAATAGGTAGATCAAATCGAATATATATTTATAACTGTTTTTCTAGATCAACAAAATTATATTTGTCAATGGGGTTATCATACTGAAAAAAAATAATTGTGGGGATAACTATGTTGCATTTTTGCAACAGTTTATACCAACTCTGACCAGGAATTGTTGCATTTTTGCAACAGGCCTTTTTTCAACACTTTTAAAAATATATTTAAAATTTTTTAAAAATTAAAAAATATGAAACCGTAGTGTCTGCAAAGTAAAGAAAACCGTAGTGTCTGCAAAGTAAAGCAAAGCTATCTATATTTCCTGGCGTTCGTTATATTTTATTCTTAAATGAGTGGTAAGCCCACTCCCTATCTTTTGGTTTGTATTCTGTTTCAACAAACTTTCTGATGTGATCTTCATTATGTTTACTGCTATTATAGATATAGTTAAAAATATCAGCAAATCTTTTAATATGTGTAAGTGCATGTTTCATTTCTATCCTCCATTTACTCTTAGCATTATACAGTAAACTGCTGATTTTACTAGTGTTTTTATTACATAACAGTCGTGTGCATTTGACATAAGAGCTGCACTTTGGTATTATTATATAAGAATCAAGAAAGGACAAAATTATGACAGATGTTGTAATGATACAAGACAGACACAGTAAGCGTGTTGTCTTTCAGGCAAAGACTGAACAAGCAATTAAATTTATTTCTAATGGTCTTATGCCTAAGTATAAAGGTGAGCAAAGAGATATAAACAAATCTCTTGCTTATAATTTCTATTGCCAACTTGTAAACAATGACTTCAAGGTTGTTGTATGCCAAGTAATGCGAGGTGGACAATATCATGGAAGTGCGTGATGAGTCCTAATTTTATAATAATAAACCTAGTTTGCATTACCCTTGTGGTTATGTTATTATGGAATCTACACTCATTTAATTTAATATAGAAAGGTAAGAACATGAGTAAAACTAAAGATCATCTTATAGATGAAACAGAGAAGCAAGTGTCTATGATTGAGCAAGGTGCTGTTGAAGCAGTACAAGATGCCATAGATAATATAACGACTGCTAGTACTAAATTGTTAATCAGTCTAAATGACAGCAACAAAATAATGTTGCCTTTGATTGGTGATGAGTTTGACACGCATGACAAAGTAGCTTTGAATCAAAGAGTCAAAGGTTATATCAAGAATATATTGGAGGGTACATATGGCACTAGATCAATCCAAAAAGTCTAGGTTGGAAAGACCATTCACTAGTCAAGATCTCAAAGATTTTATTGGCA